CGGTCGTTGGCTGGTGATCCCCCCGTGGATGGCTACTCTGATCAAGAACTCTGATCTGAAGCAAGCCTACCTGACCGGCGATTCCGTGACGCCCCTGCGTAACGGCAAGATCGGCCAGATCGACCGCTTCACCGTCTATGTGTCGAACAACCTGACCAAGGTTGCCGACCTGGGCGCTGATGCGGCTTCTGGTGGTACGGGTGCCAACGCTGACAGCACCGCCTGGAACATCATGGCTGGTACCCGTGATGCCATCTCGTTCGCCTCGCAGATCACCGATGTGGAAACGCTCCGTGCGCAGTCCACCTTCGGCAACATCATGCGCGGCCTGAACGTGTATGGCTTCAAGGTCACCAAGCCTGAGGCCCTGGTCGCTGGCTACGTGAAGAAGGCCTAATCGGCCTGACCTGAAAGGCGGGGCTACGGCCCCGCCTCTCCTATAGTTCAACCATGAAACTTCTGAAGCAGAAGGGTTCAGGCGCGATCTACGTCTGGACTCAATTCCTGGCCGAACGCTCCGACATGGAGCCGTATGAGCCACAAGTTCCTCAACTGATTTCTCCCCCGGAGCCTGAGGTTGTCGAGCCGGTGGCTGAGGCGGTACCAGAGCCTGCGCAGCCCAGTGCTGCCGAGATGGTGCAGGCGGTCGCATTCAAGAAGAAGGGCCGGAAATGAAGGCGAGTGACGTCAAGCGTGAAGGCGGGAAGCTTGTCTACCGAGGCCAGAAGTTTGACGGCTTCAACAAGCCCAAGGACGCCCCGGACGGTGCCAAGGAAAAGAAGATGGTGCTGGCCAAGAAGGGCGATGAAGTGAAGCTGGTGCGGTTCGGCCTGCGTGGCATGGAGGACTTCACTCAGCACAAGGATCCCGAGCGTCGAGCCAACTACCTTGCCCGGTCTGCCGGGATCAAGAACAAGGACGGGAAGCTGACCAAGGATGACGTATTCAGCGCGAACCACTGGGCTCGCAAGGTTCTCTGGTGAGGTGACCAATGATTGCAAGCGACATCATCAACCGTGCTCGGATCGTCCTGAACGATGCTGATGGAGTCCGTTGGCTTGACTCCGAGCTCCTGGGCTGGATCAACGATGGCCAGCGAGTCATCGCCCTGGTGCGGCCTGATGCCTGCGTCAGTAACTCCACGATCACTCTGGTCGCCGGAACCAAGCAGTCGATCCCGAACGACGGCCTGCGGTTGCTGGACGTGATGCGCAACATCAACCCCGACAACTCCGGTGGCCGGGTGGTGCGCCATGTCGATCGCGACGTGCTGGATACCCAGAACGTGAACTGGCACAGCGAGAGCGGCCAGGCTGTCGTCAAGAACTACATCTACGACAACCGGGATCCCAAGACCTTCTACGTCTACCCGCCTGCGCTGAACACGGCCAAGCTCGAGATCATCTACTCGAAGAACCCGACCGACGTGACTGCCACCGGCTCTACGGTGGCTGTGGCCGACATCTACGCTGACCCGCTGCTGAACTACGTTCTGCACCGCGCCTACAGTAAGGACGCTGAGTTCGCTCAGAACTTCCAGCTCTCGGCTACCTACCTCCAGATCTTCCAGTCGATGCTGGGCATCAAGACCAGCAAGGACGCAGCCTTCTCGCCCGACCTAAACAGCAAGGGCAGGACGACGGCTCCGAGCGCAGCCTCGCTGCAAATGGGCGGTGTCTGATCGTGGCCAGCTACGACGACTTTCTGTCACGGGTGCTTCCTGAGGTTCCTGGTTGTGCCGAGATCACGGCGCTCCAGGCGATCAAGGACGCGACGATCGAGTTCTGTGAAAAGAGCCTGATCTACCAGGCCGATCATGACCCTGTGTCTGTCGCGGCGAAGACGGCTGACTACGATCTGGATTCTCCGGTTGCGGACACCAGGATCATCAAGATCATGAAGCTTTGGTACTCGGGTAATGAGCTCGCCGCCTCAGCTCCCGACCAGGTGTCAGACCCAACCCTCTACAACCAGCAGGTGGGTGACTACAGCACTCAGTACGGCACGCCTCGGACGTTTGTGCAGAAGGACTCGGAGACTTTCTCGTTATTTCCGATTCCGGAGAGGCAACTGTCCAACGCCATCACCATGCGCGTGGCCTTGGCTCCGCTTCGCAGCGCGACGTCTTGCGCCGATTTCCTGTTCGAACAATTCGTTGAGCCTATTGCCGCTGGCGCTGTTTCTCGGCTGCAAATGACGCCCAACAAGGCGTACTCGAACCCCAAGCTCGCTGGCTACTACCAGGGCCAGTACATGGTCGGCGTCAATGATGCGCGTCAGAAGGCGACTCGCGGTTTCACCCGGGCAAATCTGAGCGTGCAGATGCGGAGAATCTGACATGACCCAGAAGATCAAGCTCGTTCAAGGCGACACTCGTCCACAGATTCAGGTGACCTTTACGGACGAGACGACTGGCCTGCCCATCAACATCACAGGCGCTGTGCCGCGCATGTACTTCCGCGCTCTGGGATCTTCAGAGACCCTAGCGACCCTCACCGGGATTGTGCTGGATGGCCCCGCTGGCAAGACCGTTTTCGCTTGGGGGCCAACTACCCTCAACGTTCCCGCTGGCGACTACCAGGGAGAACTAGAGCTGACGTTCTCCAATGGAGACAGGCAGTCGGTCTACGACACTGTCAGGTTCAAGGTGCGCGAGGACTTTAGCGCATGAAGATTTCTGCGGTCGCGCTTGAAAGCCTTAGGGCGTCCATTTCATGCGTCACCCTGCGCGCAGAGATTTCTGTTGTCAAGTTTCGCTCATCTGTTGTTGAGGAGACGCGAGCCAAAGCCGCTACCGCTGCAAGCCTACTGAAGGCCAGCGCAACCGCCTCACAAATCGAGGCGGCGGCGTATGGCGCTCTTATCCAGGCCAGCCTTGTGCTTGGCTACTTCACTCGCATCTACGACGCAGAGAGCGCCGCAATCACGAGCGACTCCAGGGTCGCATCGCTTCAGAAGTCATTCTCCGAGCTTGCTTCCGCGATTGACATCCTGGGCAAGTCGTCGTCCAAGCAGTTCAACGAAAGCCTTGCTGCGGTTGATGCTGCAACGTCTCTGCTGAACAAAGCGATCGCGGAGATTGCGTCCACATCGGATGCTCAGATCAAGGGCGTCGGTCTTTCAAAGCTGGACTCCGCTTCTGCGTCAGAGGAGATCGGCAAGGCGATCTCAAAGATTGCGCTCGACGCCGCCACGAGCACGGACGACTCCGCTCGACTTCTGGTCAAGGCTCTTGTAGAAACCGTGTCCACCTCTGACCGGATAGCGGTTGGCTATGTTCGTAGCTACAACTATTCGGACGTCGCGGTCACAACAGATCAGGCTGGTCTTGACCTGTCGCGCCATGTCCAAACCGACGCGATGGCTACGGACGACCTGGATGGAGCTGCGACGGCAGATGACGATCAGACAGCGCAGTTTATCAAGGCGGTCTCTGACATCGTCTCAAGCAGCGATCTGTTCGATCTCGCTGTTGAATACATCCGGTCTCAGGACGAACAGATCACTTCTTCTGATGTCCTGGCGCGCTCCTTCGCGAAGGAGTTGGTTGACTCCGTATCTGTGCTTGACTCGGCCCTGGTTGGTTATGTTCGGGGCAGAGAGAGTTCATCCGACGCCACAACGACGGACATCAGTAGCGTTGCGCTCGGCAAAGTTCTTGCCGACTTGGCTGGTCTATCTGATTCAACGGCTCTGGCCGTCACCAAGGGCCTAAGCGACGGCGTGTCGCCCACTGAGCTTGCGAGTCTGATCGCCAGCAAGATCCTTGGCGACACAGTGCAGAGCGCAGATGAGGATGTGCTTTCGTTTGGGAAGATTGCAGAGGACGCGCCTGCGGCATCTGACAGCAGCGCCCTGTCATCGTCCAAAGAGTTTGCTGACCAGTCAGCAACCTCGGACATCGCGACAAAGCTAGTCGGACGAGTGTCCGCTGATGCTGCGGCGTCCGCCGACTTTGTCGCAAGGCTCATCTCGAAGAGCACTTCCGAACAGATCACGACCGGCGATGCCGCCCTCCTCAGCTCTGGAAAGTCGTTTGCTGAACCGCTTAGTGCCGCAGACATTGCGGCAAGAGTTGTTGCGAAAGCAATAAGCGACTCCGCAATAGTGGGTGACCTGTTCGATGCGCGGCTTGGCCGAGGCGCTACTGACTCAGCGTCAAGCACCGATGCAGCTTTGCTTGCCCCGCGAAAGAATCTATCTGACACCACCTCTGCATCCGACGCAGGGAGTGTTTTGAAGCAGGACTACTGCGATGCCTCGTACTTCGCAGCAGACTACGTCGGAAATGTCGTTGTCAACTTTTGAGAGGTGAATGAATGAACACGCAAGAAATCCTCAAGGCGACCGGTGCCTTGAAAGTCGTACTCACTGGCGCTGATGGCCGGGTCAAGCATGAGCAGGAAGTCAAAAACCTGGTCGTAACGACCGGCCTTGGCTACATCGCTTCGCGCATGAGGGATACAAGTCAGGCCGCTATGAGCCACATGGCTATTGGGGCCGGAACCGCCAACGCAATCGCAGGGGATGCGGCGTTGGGCAGTGAGCTTGGCCGCGTTGCCCTGACATCCACTGTCGTCACCGGCAATCAAGCGGTCTACACCGCCACGTTTGCTCCTGGCACCGGCACCGGCGCGGTGACTGAAGCTGGCATCTTCAATGCAGCATCCGCTGGCACGATGCTCTGCCGCACCAAGTTTGCCGTGGTCAACAAGGACGCTGGCGACACCTTGTCGATCACCTGGACTGTCACGATCTCCTGATCTGGTGCATAGCGGGTTGAGAACGAGAGAAGCATGGCGGCAATAACTCTAAGGTCGGTCAAAGGCTCTCCGCTGACGAACGCGGAGCTTGACGCCAACTTCTCCAATCTCAATACGGAGCTGACTCAGAAGCTGAGTGAGGTCACGAGTGGCGTTATCACGAACGCCCTCGGATACACACCAGCGAACAAGGCTGGCGACACTTTCACCGGGCAGGTGAAGGTGGATAGCTCCGGCGCAAACTCGTCGTTCTTCGTCAACAGCGCCACGTCCAGCGGAAACATCACCCACCTAATCGCCAACACAACGCCGTTTAGTGGGAGCAATGGCGCTCTGACTGGCACGCTGTTTGGAGTGCTGTCTCAGCCGACCATTAGCAACAGTGGATCTGGCGGGTCAAACTCCAACATTGCCTGGGGCGGCTACTTTGTTCCGCAGATCGCCTCATCTGGCGCATCTGCCCCGGTCGTTCTGTATGGGGTGCAGGCGTTTGGTGAAAGGTCGAATGCAGGGGACACCTCAACAGCGAGCGCCAACAGTCTGTATGGTGGGTTCTTTACGGCCCGCCACACCGCCGCCATTAGCAATGGTGCATCCAGCCAAACCATCGCAGCGGTCAATGCTTCTGCAATTGTTCAGGGCGGGTCTGCCACGAACGTCTACGGAGTCTGGACAACCGGCAACATCGGGTCTTCTTCAGCCGTTACCAACAACGTTGTTGTAGCGAACTACTACCAGTTCTACGCCAATCCGGTCACGGTAGGGTCGAGTTCTGCTGGTGGAAGCGTAGGAACGATTGCCAACTTCTATGGCTTGTATCTGTCTGCGCCAAACGTCCAAAGCGGCGGCAGCATTTTGGGTCGTTACGGCATCTTCCAGGCTGACAGCGCGAGTCAGAACTTGCTATTTGGGTCACTTGAGGTCAACGGAGCGGTCACTGTAGGCGGCACTCTGGGCGCAAGCCCTTTTAGGATCCCAGTTGGTAGCTCTGCAAACAGACCGACCAACCCAGTTGTCGGCCTGTTGCGCTACAACACAACTACCGGCTCATACGAGGGTTATTACCCGAACGGCTGGGGCAATATCGGAGGCGGCGGGAGTGGTTCTAGTGGCGGAGCTAGTTCTGGCTACACGAGAGTCTTTGTTTACAACGGAACCACAACCAATAGCACGGAGACCGAGCTGTTTGTGGATGGCGCGTCCAATTCTCGCCTGACGGTTGGTGCCACGACTCGAATAGTGGCGTATGTGGCTGAGTTTGTTGGCTACCGCAGCGACACGAACATCAGCTCCTCGACACCAAGAGACAGTGTCTACATAGTTGTTCGTGGCTCAGCGGAACTGATAGGCGGGGTGTTCTCTGACAAGGGCAATCTGTTCGAGCAGATTGTCGTGCGAGATGACGTTCTTGTCTCCGTTGACATCAGGTCTGTCTTTGAGTCGTTAAGTTCGTCGCTTCGAGTCTACGTGACGGGCCCCGCTTCTAAGACATACAGTTGGCGCGTCATTCTTTCTCTCAATGAGGTCTAGTCGTGCCGAGAACAAGATCAATCATCATTGATGCGCCATTCGGTCGAGCGTTTGCCAACACGCAATCCTCTATCGGCGCAAGCGCAACACAGTTGATAGCTGGTGCCGCGCCAAGAACGGTAACCGTTGGCGCGTTCAATAGCTCCAGGACTCTCGTGCAAGTCGCGTCAAACATTGGCAGTGGAGGCCGAATCGGCGGCGGTGTCGGTGGTCTCAT